ACGCCTTCCGCAGCATAAGCTGTGGCAGAACCGTCAGTGTCGTTAAACTTTACGTTACCGTTATATACTCCAACATCAGTTTTGAGAGTTGGCGATCCGTTACTGTCAAGGTCATCGTTATAAAGCATGATCGACTTGATCTTAGCGTTAGACGGAATCTCAGCCATCATAATGATGTCATCGTCATCAATGTCGCCAGTACCAGCAGCGATGGTGTCAGACCATACGCGAACCTTTCCACCGGCACTTCCAGAGTCAGCCATAACTTGAGGGGTAGCCTCAAAGCTAGTCAGCTCTGTTGAATATGCAGTAGCCATGTTTAATACTCCTATTTAAATTAAGTAATCAGTTAGTGAAGCTATTAGGACTCGTCACAATCAATCTGGACAACTTTCTCGTCTTCGATTCGTGTCGCGCCCATTGAGCATTCAACAAATACCTGAGTACTATAGTTTTTATCTGAACGCTCGCTTATGCGAATGTTAGGAGTACCGTTCATAGCCAAGCCAAGTCCCGACTTCGCCCATGCAAAACAGCTTCTAATATTTCCGCTCTTAGCAAGACGATTTGAAATGATGAACTTAAATCCAGCCCATGTGTCAAGCTCAGCGTTCATTAATGCCCTGACGCTGTTATAGTCAACACTGGTGTTGGTCGTTACGTTCAACAACGCTTCCAACTGGTCAGGGCCACAAACGATATACATTGGCTCTTCTGCCGGATCAACGTCGTTAGCCAGCAACTTCTTTTTAGCTTCAAGCAACTTAGCGAGTGTCAAGTCACTTCCACCATTTGCAATTTGCTGTCCTGACGGCAAACTTACCGCAGACGCTGTATCAGAAGAGTTTACTGAGTAAGCACTTCCAAGAGCTGCCGCAATAATCACATCATCTTTTTGCCTGTTCATCGCTGCCATTAGTTGCTTCATGGTAGGCGATGTTGGGTCTTTAGCCATCTTCACTCGATCAGGATTGTCGATCAAGTCAACGGCTCTGTATGTGTTAAATGTTACGCGTCGCCTAGAAAATGGAACCTCGGTTAGAGGTGTATCTTCATGCCGACTGATAGATTGAACCATCGAAACGGTATCCATTCTATCGAAGAAAAACTGTTTGGCATCGTTGACCTGTTCAGCACGAACAGATCCAGCCAACTTGGAAGTCTTTTGACTTGCAAGATGGATAAAGTTGTCCGAAAACTGGGACTCGAATGCCTTGTTAATTTGGTTAGACATTACTCTCTCCTATTAATTAATTTAGTTGTGCGGAGAGTTGCCCATACTTTGGACTCCCCTGACTTTTTGCCCTGGCCCTCTTAGGGTTGTCAGGAACAGCTTTACGGCGTTTTTTCTTGACGGTCTTCTTAGGGGCCAATGGCTTATCCACAGAAGGCGCGTCTTTAGGTACGATTGGTATCGCTCTAAAGAAATAACAGTTTCTTGTTTCTTCCGGCTCTACCAATGCGTTGTATTCCTCGCAAGTGCTTGTAGCATCGATAAAATACAAGCAGTCGCTGCACTTCACATCTTTGCTTAATCCCATTTACTCCTCCCCGTGAATCGTCGCGTTCCAGCGGTCAAGCATCTTAACCACTTGGTTATGACGCGGGTGAGTTTCATCGAAGTAAGCTTGGTAATCGTCCGACTTCGTATCATTATAAAAAGCATCTTTAGCAAGTTGAGCCGATTCTGGATCAGTAAACGCATTGACTTTCGGATCACCTAAATGACGACCTTCGCCAAAGTCTTTAGCGAGTCGATCTAAGAACCTTGCCAATCCAGGGTTGTTGCCAACGCCTGACTCTTCCAAGTATTTCTTGTCAGAGCCATCAGCGTATTTGTCAACCAGCCTTTGCACACCGGCAAGTTTCTCGTCGTACTGCCTGCCCCAATCTGCTCTTAACTCTATCTCAGCTCTTTGAATCGTATTCTCAGATTCGACTTGGCCTTCAACGTACATATCTTTACTGGTACTGTTCCACCAATCGTAAAGTTCGCTGACTTGTTTATTGTTCAAGCCTGCGTTGTGAGCCTTGTTTAAAAAAGCCTTTTCAAAGTTATCGTCGTAGCTCATGCCTTCCGGCAATTCAACTTTCTCAAACTCGTAGCCGTCAGGTTGTTCTGGACGACCTAACTTTGTGTAATACCGCTCCCACTCTTCAGGAGTTGCTTTCTCGTCTGGGATGCGTACTGCACCCTCAAAATACCGTTCCGTTTCAACGTAACTTTTAGCTAACCCTGAAACGTCCTTGAACTTCTCCAAGGTTTTAATTCCCTGCAAGTCATCCGGCAATTCGTCCCGCCAGGATTTCTCTGCTACTTCTGCTACTGTTTCTTCTACTGCTTCGGTTGATTCCACGGCCTCTGCTTCTGAGGTTATCGTTTCTTCGCTCATGTGTTACCCTCTGTTTTCCCAGCGTTCCAAGTTGTGCTTTATCTGTAAGAACACAGCGCGGCAACCTTCGTTATATGCCGTAGTCTCAGGTTCCCCAGGAACAAAACTGGATGTGTTGTTATAAGCATCTTCAAGATGCTTGTAGACTACGGCGCCACTTTGGCTTTTGAATGTATCGTAAAACACTCGTAACAGCTTATCGCTATCCTTGTCCTGCGAATTGCTGGACGAGTGCTTGCTTGTCTTCGTCACTTAAATTTGCCGCTCCATCTTGTAAAACTTTCATTGCAGGCGCTGCCTTGCCAGCCGACTCCGCGACCTGGGCTGCCTGTTGCTGCTGAAGCATCGCTGCTTCTTTTTGTTTTGCTTCGTCAATCTTTTCTTGAGTTTCAGCCGCGCCTCGTATTCCCTTTTTAGGCACTCCCAATATTGGCGCTGCCAATCTCGCCATAGCTGGCAGATCAGGTATTTGCATAACCTCTGGATCAAGTTGCCCCCATTCCGCTAACATACCCAGCCAGCTTTGCATGGATTGAACTTCTGTTACTCTTTGCGCTCTTGCGAGTTGCCCGACATACTCAATGTCAATTTTGTCCAAGCCATTTAAAATTTCTGGCGGGGGAGCGATTGCGCCTGCTCTTAACATGATGCCGACGGCTCTCTCTAACATTGGCCCTAGCACTTCTGTTTCAAATCTTGCTATCGTCGGGCCAAGCAGTCTTTCCATCTCGCCGCGCCTGGTCATTATTTCTTCTGCTGTCATGCGCGAGCTGCTAGGCAAGTTAAGTTGATCCGTCAGGTACATATCGCGAATACCTTGTCGCAACTCCCCAGCTTTCAATGATGAAAGGTCGAGTCGCAATTCAGTAGGCAATAGCCTGACGTTCTGCGGGTCACGCGAGTAGACGATTGAGTTACCGCCTAACTTGACGTTGCCGATAAAGCCTTCTTCGCCAGTTAAGATAGAAGGGTTGACTGCTTTCTCTAAGCCAGTTAATTCCAGCTTTCTTAATTGGTTGAGCGATTTAATATCGTCCATCGCTATCATGGCAGGGCCACGACCACGCGTTTCGCCAGATGCCTTATCCCAGCGTCCGACCATGTAAGGGTTTTCGTGATAGCCACGCTGGTCTAATACCAAAGACATGTCCTTAAAAATATCAACGTGAGCGTATTCAAACTTGCTCGCAACCTTCGCGCCAATATCTGCAACGGGTGCTACCACTCGTACTAAATCAAATTTATCGTCAGGGTTTTTCTCTAATGCTTTTTGCACCGCGTCTGGGATGTTCTTTTCGCCAAACTGCTGTGCCATTTGCCTAGCTGTTCTGTCGTACTCCCAAAAGACTGTATCGACTAACCCTGATTCGCTTTCAGCAAACACATACGAGCTGATTGGCAACGCTCTAAAATTCAATCCGTTAAAGCCTTTATGCTTGAGCCTTGCCTCTTCCATATAGAGACAGACTGTGGCGAATGAATTAAAGTCTTCGTAAACCTCATTAATGACAACGTAAAAGTTACTTTGGTTCAACGCGTAGCCAACGCTTTTAGCTAGGTCATCAAACCAGCGCAGAACATCCTGGTCGTCATTTAGATCAGCAAATTGCGAAGACTCTGGAATCTTAAAGCCAAACCACTGAATGGCTTTGCTCGTCAGAGTCTCTGCCATAATTAAAGCTAAAGTCTTGGAAGCATGAGGCGCAGTCGAGT